CCCGTCGCGGGCACGGTTCCAGAGACTAGCGACGACTCGGCGTTACCCGATAGTTCAGCCTTAGACCACTCAGCCACTAGCACGCCGCCTAGTCTACGCCCGCCGTCCAGCGAGTCTACGCCTGTTTGGTCGGCAACCATCCGGCATCGCCGGATAGTTCCGGCCGTAGATTGTGCGTCTAACGTCAGAGCGGAGACGGAACCCGCAGGGCTTCCGCGTCTGCCATCGGCATCACCTCCACCGCTGGCAACAGGATCGCTTTGTCTGCCGCCTCCCACATGGCGTGCAGCCAGCCGCCGGGCACGGTTGCCGTGAGCAGATCGGCACACATCATGTACCGGCCGTCCACTAGCGGGAGCGGCTCAGCCACACAGTCGGGCCTCCCATGTTCTGCGTGCAGTTCCGCCAGCCGCTGCGCCAACTGCGGAGTAAATACCAGCGCATACTGCCGAGATGCGGCGTAACCAATCGGTAGCGGCACGTCTGCGAGCGTCATGTACGACTCAATGCGGTATTGAATGCTGCCCACGCCGCAGACAGGGACGCCACTTGTCCGCTCGTCATCCCGATGCCCAGCGTGTATCCACCCAGTCGGAACGGGAAGCCGCCCGGCGAACTGCCCTGATTGTTGACGCTGAACACCCAGTTGTCGCCGTCGTATGGAGTAACGCTGGACGTTGACGAACTGGTGCCGCGAGAGGTTGTGTTTTCGTAAAACTCCAGGTCGGTTGTGGTGCGCCGACTGGCGAGATAAAGCGCGGCTGGGTGCTGGCCGCCGTATACGTGGGAAAGCGCAGTGCCGCTGTTGACGGTCCAGGTTCCTCCGGCCGTGTTGGCGGTACGCATAAAAAGCGTTGTGCCAGTGCTTTCGCGCGTCCCGATCATCCAGTGATTTGCAGCGGTCGGCGTATGGGCAAAAGCGAACGCGCCGATATGGGTGTCTCCGACGCTGCTGGGGAGTTCCGTCGGCTTAAATCCAGTTGTCAGTCGCTTACTGCCGCTGCTGGTCAGTCCACCGCTTGCCCCTGTCTCGGCGTAGTCGCCCTGGACGAAGGAGACGTTGGTGTCGATGGTGTTTCCGTATTGGGTGCCGGTGCGGCTAGGCCCTCTGTAGAGCGGGACGCGCGGGGCAACAAGCGAAGCGTCGGAAGTGCCGCAGAACAGGTTGAGCCGGTAGAAGCGGTTGCGGATGCCAGCCAGGTCGATGCTGCGACAGAACCGGCTAACGGCCAGCAACGTCGATCCACTCACCGTGCCGCCGTTGGTGCGGACGCGGCTGGCCCAGTCGGCAGCCTCTGGGTGCTGGTTCTGGGTTGGCCTCAACAGCCTCGGATTCATCGGCATGGAAACGTCCGTAGAGTAGGTTGATGTGAAGTCGGAGGGGTCAGCCCTTGGCCATAACCGTCATGGCACAGGTCGTCCCGCCCACAACGACGGGCACCACGTAGTTCACGGCAAAACAGGCGTCCGGGACCGGGAGAATCCCCACGGTCACAGCCGAGGTCACCGCCGCACCGTCTGCAAAGATCGCCCGCGGCGTCACGGACGGGTCTACAGTCCCGTGCCAGTTGATCTGCGTGCAGGAATTGGTGGCGGCGATCATGACGCACGCCCCGCCAAAACGGCCGAAGGGAATCATCCCTGCCGTTGTGGCTGCCGAGGAGTTGGCCGTAATCACCGAGCCGGGAGAAAAGTGCCGTGCAATCTCGTTCATAGCCGTCCCTTTACCTTGTAGGCGTGTTTTTCAATGATCTTCTCACGCAGCTCCCCGGTCTTGGCTGTCGGGTTCTTGCGCTTCTCCTTGCGAAGTTCGTCTTTGATGATGGATTCGGCCAGAACCACGCGCTTCGGCGGGGCCTCGCCGGGGTCGTAGTTCACGCTGCCGGTTACGTGCAGGCGCCTCTTGCGGGCCACACTCAGAACGTCGTCGTTGCCCGTGACCCACGCGGCCGGGTCTTTCCAGCCCCGCTTGTCGGCTATCCCGGCGCAGTAGTATTTGCCCGAGATATTGATCCCGGCCTGGCGGGCTTCCCGCGCGACGTACTGCGCCTGACGCTTCGGCATTTCGTCCAACTGCTCGTTGTTCTGCCGCCCCTCCAAGAAGGCCCGGTCAGTGCCCTTGGTGCCCGGTGGCTGCTGAAGGGCAACCATGGCCGCCCACCGCTCCCCGTAGGGCAGGGCTTTCTCGTACATGCTCTTGGCCCAGATGCCGGCGGCTTCGATCTCAGGCGGGTAGGTCATATAGGACTATTGGCCTTGGGGAGGGGCTTCGGGAGGAGCTTCAGGCGGCGGCGGCGGAGGAGGTGGAGGGACCATGTATCGGCTGATATCCACGTTCATCGTCTTGCCCCAGTCCTCCAACATGGCGTTGAAGATTTGCGGCTGTCCCGCCTGGAGCATGCCCTGCGCCACCGGCATCATGATCTGCATGGCGTTGTTCATGTTCTCCACCTTGGTGGCGATATTCGGCTTGCGTGCCGAGCCAGCCTCCACCCGGTAGGAATACTCCCGGACAATCGACTCCGGGTCTTCTCCCTGGACATGCATCTGCCAGGCTTGTGCAGCCATCGGTCCAAGAACGGGCGCAACGTCTTGGGGGTAAATCAACCATCGGGCCAAGAGCGCTTCCTTCCTGGCCACCTCAGAGAGGGCGTCCTCTAGGATGTTGGCGTAGTCGTCGGGCCGCACGGAAATCTGCTCAGACTTCACGGCGGCTTCCGCTGCCGACCTGAAGGAAGCCCTGGTCATGCCGTAAATTAACTCTGTCAGACCGACGCGGCGGTCGAACAGGTCTGTCACGGCCTGGATGATGTTGTACATGTCCTGGGTGACACCAGGCATCTGGAAGACCGAGATCACATCATTGACTGACCGACCGACAGACTCGCTGATTTCAACGATGTTGAAACCACCCTCGTTCTTCTCCAGGATCTTGGCCTTGAGGTCCGGGTCGGCATGCTTGGCAACACCAATCAGCGTCTGGCTGGAGGTCGCAATCCGGGTCGCCAAGAACGACATCGCCCAGTTGATGAATCGCAATTCCCCAATGCCAGGACGAATCAGGGAGATCGGCCAGGAGTACCCAGGCTTGCCATGCCACGCCAAGGGGGTGAACGGCCAGCCGCTTGGCTCTGCCCAAAAGGGGATGGGCCACTGGGCCGCCATGAACAGCGCCTGGGGAATCCCCGTCTCGTCCACTTCCTCTTGCAGCATGGCCGGAGGGATGTTCAGTGGGAAATCAACCCCCTCCGCCACAACTATGTAGCAATTCGGACCAAGGGCATCGAACTTTCCTCGCAAGTCTTGGTCGGCGTCCTTGAGCCTGTCTCCAAAACCCGTCTTGGAGTAAATCTCCCAGTAGACGATCAGGTCGTTCGTCTTGCCGGTCTTCTTTTCATGCTGATAGCCGCGCTCAGTGGAGTCGGCCTGGCGAGAGTAGGATTCGACCGACCCCTTCAGGTCTTCCCGGGACAAGCCGAACTTGGCCGCCACTTCATCGATGGGCTGGATTCTCCGCCTCGCCGCCCAGCGGATGTCCTCAAACTCATCGGCGTCCGGATCCCAGACCAGATTGTCGATGGTGTCGTAGAACGACCCGGCCATCCGCGTCTGCCCGCCGGGAGGGGTGTACAGCTCATGCCACCATACTCCCGCGCCCTTGATGAACGCCTCTTCCACCACTTTGCGTGAGTGGTGCTTGAGGTTTAGTTCGTTGGGGGTGTAGTTGAGATAGTCTTCCAACAGCCGGGCGATGACCTTCCGCCGTTCCAGCATCATCTGCTGCTGCTGGAACATCTGCTGGTACTGCATCATCCCCGGGTCGGGCATCATCACCGGCTGACCGTCTGGCCCCATGACAGGCTGACCGTCAGGCCCCATCTGCGGGACCGGAGGCTGGGGAAAGATACCCAAGAGCTGCGGCCCGATGACCGGGTAGTCTTTGGGGGTCACCGTCCTGGTCGGATTGCGGTGATGGATGACTGCCGTAAATAAACGGACAGCTTCCCAGACGCGGTTCACCATCATCCGGAACGGCGGCGGATCGATGCCCTTGTTGTACCCACGCTCTCCGCGGGAGTAGGCGTCCTTCCACATGAAATCGGGGTCGCCGGCAAAGAACCCCATGGCTTCGTCTGCATCGGCCTGAAACGCAGATTTATACTTCTGAGCCTGCTTCAGACAGCTCAACCAGCGCGCTACCAGTGGCTTTATCGGATTTTCTTGGCTCATCCCGCAGCCTGCCTCTCGTCGCCCACTAGTCCCTCAAGCTCCCTGACCCGCTCTCGTAGCGAACGCAATTCGCGCATCACATCAACGTGCAGTAGCTTGTGGTCCGACCCAGAAACCACCATCAGATTCTCTGGTCGATTGTCGTCCTTAACGCCGTTGATGTGATGCACATGCTCGTCATCGCCAAGCATTCGGCCAAGCTTTTCCGCCATTACCAGGCGATGCTCCAGAACGTAGCCGTTTTTCCCAGACATAGGATGGTTGCGGCGAAGCAGATAGATGTACCCGCCCGCAGTAGATGTCCTTCCGCCCTTCCAGATCGGATTGTTCTCGCCCGCCAGACGCCAGCCTGGCGGGCGAGAAATTCCGAGCTTGCTGAGGCGGCGACTCACTGGCGAACGAGTCACCCCGTACATATCCGCGATCTCGTAGCTGCTCTTTCCGAGCCCTAGGTACAGATGCCGAAGCCGCTGTTCGTCCAAGGCGTCCATGGCCCGGCGTCTGTCCCGAACGGCATAGCCACCCTGCCGCAGATGCCGCGACAGGGTGTTTACGCTCTTCGGCATGCCGTCCATGCGGACGATCTTATTCAGCGACAGGCCCTCGTCGTTGTGGAGTCGGTTGGCCTCGGCAACGTCAAAGGACACTTCTGGCATTCTGGTTCTCCTACCGACTAGTGTCCGGTTAAGCCTTTTTCGGGGCCGTAGCGGACACTTTCTTGTCCAGGAGGCTGACTTTCTCGCTCAGAATGGAGATCGTCGGATCCTTGGGCTTGTGTTCCCAGTAGCCGTACCGCTTCCAATCCGGGAACTCGTTCACCCCCGGATCGGTCAGGTGGTGGACCGAGGGCTTCACCACGCCGCCCAGTTCGCCCGCAATGGCCCAGAGGGTGAGGGTGCGGGAGGCCAGGACCGACACAATCGCCGGGACCGGCGTGGCGTTTTCATGGGCGTAAAACAGCACAATGTCACCCAACTCAGCCTTGGGCATTTCGTAGGAACTCACGGCAATCTCCTGCTGGGCCCGAGGATTACGTGGGGGTCGGTGGACTCCCGCTGGCGGCGCTTGCGCTCCGACAGCCACTTCACCCACCATGGATCGGGACCGTAAGTCCGTGGGGGTGCGTGGTATTTGGGTTCGTAGGCGCAGAGGTACTCAAGCGACTGACAGGCGTGAACCTCTCCCCTGGTCTGGGGCTGGTCGGTCACAAAGACCTGCCCGTTGACCGTCGTCGTCTTCTTGCGATACCGCTTCAGCTCCCGAATCAGGTTGGGGCAGGAACCCTCCAGGATCTTGAGCCTGGTCGTCCCGTCGCCCTGGATATGGAGCAGTTGACGAACGATGGACGTTCTGGCCGGGATGTCGTCGGAGCCAGGGATAAACCCATGCCCGCCGATGGTGAAGCGAATCTTCCGCTTCTTCAGCTCTTCGGAGTACAGCTCATGCGGCAATCTTCCTGAACCGAGATCACGGAGCAAACCACCGTGCATATCCATGATCGCCGCGTGAATGTGCTGGTTTAGCACCTTCACCCCAAACTGCTCGCCCCAGATCAGCGCGTTGCAGTTCCGGATGTACAGTTCGTCATACACAACCAGGAATCGCTCATGCGGCGGGACTGCGGCGAATAGCGTTGCCATCACCGCATGGCCAGGGTCAATCGCCACATACCGCGTCCAGTCAGGCGGAATGACCCCATCCTTCAACTCCGCCCGCGGCAGGATATGCACGCTGCGGTTGAACGTCGGGTACATGAGCGTGGATTCGGTGGTGAACTCACCCTCGGCACGCATCCGGACTTCGTCGGCCCCGAGCGCGCTCCAGCGTTCGATGTTCTTCCGCTTTTCCTCGGAATCAATAAAGTTGTTGTCCAGGAATCTGAACGTGAACTTCTTGATGATCGGATTCTCTTGCCCCTCCTCCACCGCTCGGTCGGCACGTTCGCACAGACCAAGGAGCGCATCGTTCCGGGACCAGGGCATGGCAGACCAGACGAAGCGACCCTTGCGGTCTGCCAAGCGAGCCTGAGATTCACCGACGAACGCTTCGTTGGTAACGTCCTCGTCAATCCAAATTAGGTCGGCCTGGTAGCCTTGGGGCGGTTCGCCTTCTGATGAGAAGCACCAGATCGTCCAGCCGTTCGTCAGCTCCAGCTTGTTGAGGTAGCCGGCGTTCTTCAGCACCCAGGAGACATCCTTGACCAGCCGCGGCGGGATCAGCGGGGGAGCGGGCTTGCTCTTGCTCTTGTCATCACCCGGGCGGATGGATCTCCACTGGCCCGTTTTCTCATCCTTGATGATCCGAAACGCCCCGGCCTTGAGAAGAATCGGATAAATCACCAAGCCAATGTGGGGCCAATTCCGGCCGATGATTGCGAGGTTGCCACCTTCTTTGGGGTACTTGCCGTAGGGATCTTGGCCTGTAGCTGCGCGAGCCGCTTCCACCGCCACGGCCAGAGTTTTCCCGCCTCGGTTACCACCCAGAACAATCCGCTCCGAGGCCAGGCACTTGTGGAACTCATCCTGGTGCGGCATTGGTTCGTACAGCCGGAGCGACTCTAGCCGCCGCTCCGTGAGGGCGGTCTGGACATCCTTGAGCTGCCCTAGCTGATGCTGGGTGACGTTCCCCAGCGGACCTTCAGGAGTCGGTGGGGGCGGAATTTGGCGGGGGTGTTTCTTCATATTCGCCACAGAAATCAGTGGGCATCGTCTCGGGGAATCGGTCCCAAGCCCTCTGCCCGATGAGCGTCGGCGGATACCGGCGACACTCCCCGTGCATCTCCTCCGCCACTGGAATCCACCAACGGCAATCCTCGCACTTCATCCACCACCTCAAAGTGTTTCATCGTCATCGCTGCTTCGATCACCTGCCGCCGAAGCTCGGCTTCCAGCTCTTCCTCAGTCATCAGCTCCAAGGGCTTCTTGGCTCCGCCCATGGCGGTGTTGGTAGTCACCAGCCGGACCACGCTGTCCAGCATCTTCGTCCTGAAAGCACCACCTACAGGCGCATCGTAGAACTGCTTCATGTACAGATTGGCGAACCCCCTGACTCCCCCGAAATACTCCATGAGTACTTCCAGGAGTTCCGAGGAATGAGGGATATTCGCTCCGCCCACGCGGGCCGCGGCCACAAAGTTTTTGACGGCCCCCTTTTCGATCTCTTCCAGCTTGCTGTTCCGCTTGCCCTTGCGGTCAGTGCGGATCTTCTTGTTCCGGCACTTCCGGCACCGGGCGTGGAATCCATCCTTGGACTTGTGGTAGTAGGCAGTGGTCGCGGGCCACGCTAGGCCGCACGCTATGCAGACTTTCTCAGCTTCCGGCACTCGCCACCCAGACGTTCCCAGTCACCGCAGGCTTGAGCCCGCTGTCCTGCACCGCTTGCTGCACCCCAGGAAATGACTGGTAGTCATGCCCAGCCAGGAAGTACCGAGCCTTGCTCCGCCACGCACGGATATCTGCCGACACCGACTCCCGGTCATGCTCGGCGTCCAAGTAGATGATGTCGAACTTGCCGTCCGGGAACGTGGCGGCAATGTCCGGAGATCGGCCGACCACATGGTCGATTGAGTAACCAGCCGTGTTGCGCAGGAACACCTCCAAGGGCTTCCCCCTGGAACCGTCGTACGCCTTGCAGCCGTCGTCGTTCTTGGAGCCCTCCCACGTATCGATGCAGGTCACCTTGGCGCCGGCCTGGGCCATGATGATCGCACTACGACCAGCCCAAGACCCAACTTCGCAGACATGCGGCGGGCGGCCGTGCTTAGTGGTGAAATCCTTCACCAACTCTTCCAGGGCTGCGCCATCCTTCTCGGGCAGGTCCATTCCCATGCCATCGAACACACGCTTCTCCGGGATCCGAATCGCCACCGGAGACTGAAAGTCCACCAGCTTCACGCCACTTTGGACGTTGGCTTCCCAGCAGTCCTTCATCTTCTTAGACACGCCCTCGGCCGTAATGACCTGGGGCTTGCCGACGCACTTGGGCTTCCAATGACCAGCCCAAGCATCCCAGTTGCAGTAGACCGGGTTGTAGCCCAGCCTCTGCGTGCCGATCATGGACAAGTCCCTGGTCATGGTTACGTCTTCAGTGCTTGCCTTGTCAGCGCAGAAGTGGTCCTGCCACTCGTAGTAAAACCAGGGCTTGTCGTCCGTCGTCTTCGGCTCAGTCAGGGCAAAGGCCCGCATGTCGTACATGATCAGCCCGGTCGGCAAGGCCGCGCATTCCTGGATGCCCGCCAGCTTGATCGCCGTGTGGCGGTCGTACATCTCCAACTGGAAGTCTGGGTTGGGGTTCTCGCTGGCCAGATTGTTCCAGCGAAACACGTACACGCACTCCACGGGAGGAGGGCCGCAGTACGGAGCCCCGATCACACACGGACCCTTGGGATAGTGGTTGACCAAGAAGTCAAACGACGACTGGAAGAACGGCTTGGCGTCAGGCTGGCCGTTGTTCAGGTCCGGCTTCATGTCCGAATCGACCATCACCAAAACATCCACGCCGTGCTGCCGGGCCTGGAGGACAGCCCGGTTTCTGGTCATGGTGATGGGCGTGTCGGCCAGGTTCCAGATGCGGATGTTCTCCACCCGCGGATCCCGGGAGAGATCAACGACAAGGGGAGTCATCCACTCTCGGATGTCGGGGACTTCAGAGGAGATGCCGCCGTTTCCGCCGTAGCTAAACGTAACGATTCCGACGTTGAACTTCTGTTGCACTGTGGTCGTCCTGGGGGGAGGGAAGACAGAGTGGACAAGTATACACCAAGCCGCCGGTTAGTGCTACCGCTTCCGGGGCTCCATGCCAGTGATTCCCTGGCCGGTCTTGGCGTTGCGGGCGCGCGCCATGTTCGCCAGCGGGCTGCCGGCCGCCGCCCAGGTGTCGCCCATGCCCCTGGACTTCATCTGCTCGGCTACCATGGCCTCGTAGACCCGCTGGTGCGCCGGCGACAAAGGCTTGGTTTGCGTGTTGGTCGTCATCCTGATCTGGTTCCACTGCTCGGTGGCTGACGGAGCCTTGGGCTTGGCGGCCTCCATCTCCTGCTTGGCCCGCCTGTCCAGCGATGCCTGACGCTCCTTCGCCTTAGCCTCGTCCGACCGCTGACGCAGGCCGCCATAGACTTGCTCAGAGGTGGGCAGCGGCATTTCCCGGTCCACCCACGCCGCGGCGTCCTCTGGCGACATGCCATACTCGCCCTGGAGCGACCGGGCCGCCTGCGTACGCTCCGACAGCCGGTCCTTGAACTGTTGGAGAGCGCCGGCATATTCCTGTCGCAGGGGGTTGTTGCCGGAGCCTTGCAGATTTACCGCCAAATCCGAGTAGAGCGACATGGCGTCCCGCATCGACTCAGGGAGATTGGCGATATTCTCTCGGCTGACTGCCGCGCCACCCCGGCTGGAGTTAATCAGCCCAAGCATCAGCTCGTCTTGCGAGGCCCCGGCCTGCACGTTCGCCCTGCTGTACAAGTCATTCATGAACTGCTTCTGCTTCTGTTCCTGCTGGCCTTTGCGGAACTGCTCGGCAGTCGGCGGCGGGCGGTAGCCGTAGCGGAAGCCGGGCGCGTACGGCGTGGACGAGCCGTAGGGGTCTTGGGCGGGCTGGGCCTGGCCGGGGGCTGTTGGCCGGCCGGGCGGCCGCGCGCCCTGGCCTGTTTCCGCAAGGTAACGCTCATGGGCCTGTGCGACTCCGGTGTGGTATTTGTCAAAGCTATCGCCGGCCCAGAAAAACCAGTCTGGCTCCGCCGTGCCTATCCAATTTAGGAACCGCGGATCCTGAAGAAGGGCCGAAGTCCGGTCGTCTGCTTGGCGCTGCGCGTCTGTCATGTATTGCCGCGGGTCAACATTCGGCAGAGCGGCAAAGCTACCGGACGGCGTTGCGTCGGACCCACCCTGCTGGCCTTCGCGGAACTGCCCGGCAGTGGGCGGCGGGCGATTGGATGGCCTCGCAATGCTTGCATCCGGCGGCAGCAAATCTCGGATCTTCTGGCCGGGGTCTGCCATGCCGCCCGGCACGGCCATCTGGCCAGCGAAGGGGTTCTGCGGGGCAAACGGATTCTGCCAGCCCTGTTGCACCATGTTGCCGGCCTGGTTCCACGCCTGGCCAAAGTTGAACTGGGGCATCCCGCCCGTCTGCATACCAGCCTGCTGGTTCAGGTTCTGGATGAACGCATCCCGCTGGCCGAAGTTGGGCTGCGAACTAAAGGAGCCATCCGGCTGCCCGTACGAAGCCTGGAACGCAGGAGGGCGAGGAGCCTGGGGGTTGTTGGCGATGTTGGGGTTGTAGGCCCCGTATGGCGTGCTGGTGGCGTACGGGCTCTGCTGGGATTGGGCCTGGCCCGGCTTGCCGGCCGGCGTGCCCCCATACACTTGCTGGTGTGCAAGGCTCTCAGGGCCCCTAGTCATCAGATTCTGGCCGGAGTCAAGACGCTGCTGGTAGCCGGCTGCCATCTGCTGCGTCCGCGGGTCGGCCGGATTAAATCCTCCACGCATCATCGATCCTCCTGCGGTTCCGTCGTCATGGGTGCCCCCTGGTACTGGAGCATCCGCAGACGCTCCATGTCTTCGTAGGGCTGATCAGCGCGTGATTCGGCAATCAACTGCCGGAGGAAGTCCAGGTTCTGGATCGCCGCCTGATCGTTCATGAGCGAGTAAAGAAGTTCATCCATATATGGAAACAGCCGGCGGAGGTTGCCCCCCGGCCGGCTGCCCCCCGAACCCCCGAAGGGGATGAATCAAATCTGGACGACGTTCGCAACGATGCTGACGTTGTTGGTCGTACCCGACACCACCCGACCGAGCCGGCCGACCTGCGGGGCGACGGTCACGCTGACCGTGGCGCCGTAGCCGCCCGTACCGGCCGAGTCCGTGGAGTTGGTGGTATGCGCCGTGGCCGCGGCCACAATGTCACCCACCGCCACCGTCTGGCTGACGAGCAGCTCAGTCGGACCAGCGACCGTCACCCAGAACACATCGTTCGCCGCCACACCAGCGGTGGGCAGGAACTCATCGACCACACCCGCAACCGCATCGTTCGTCAGGCGGGTGTAACCGCTGACGGCCGAGTAGCTGCCGGCCGTAAACGCCACAGCCCGCTTGGGGGCCAAGGCAACGCCGGAACTGTTGCGAACAGCGATGCAGGTCTTGAGGCGATTGCTCCGAACCTTGCCCGTCTTGGGGTCAACGTCCGGAAACACCTTCACTGCACCCACCCAACCAGTGCCGTCCGTAGCGGACGAGACGCCCAGCGTCTGGCCAAGAGCGAACGGCGGATCAACATACAGACTCATCTTCGATGTTCTCCTGGATCAGACAATGAGCTTAAAGAAATTTCTCGGGCTCTTAAATTTGAGGTTCCCGAGTGTGGACACCACGTACCTGAACTGTTGCGTCAGCTCGTCGTAAAACGGTCCCTCGCTGACCATGAGCTGGGACTCCATGCAGAGCAACTCAATGTTGCCGACCGCCAGGCCGTAGCCCGTGTTAGCCGGAACCGAGTTCTCCGCCGACACCTCAACGCCGTCCAGCTCAAACACATCCGTGAAGCCGTAGCTTCGCAGGCCGTTCTGCCGGCTGACGATCACCCGCTCCTTGGCGTCCAGCGTGTTGAGGAAGTCGATGAACAGCCTGCGGTCAAGCAGGACCATGTCCACCTGATCTTCCTTCGTATCGTTGCGCCGGGTTTGATGAAGCGCCTCGCGGACAGCCTTCACGCAGTTGTCCTTCCAGGTGCTGGCACCGAAGTAGGACGAGTCCGCGTTCACAATCACAGGCGAGTAGAAGTCAAACTCAGGATCGCTGACGCCGTTGGGCCAGAAACCCACCGGAGTCGCACTGCCACCGTACGCACCCAGGACGGTCGAAAGACCGGCGTAGGTGTCGTTGGGGTAGAAGAACGGATCCGCCGCATTGGCCGTCCGTGCCGTGGCCCCAGTGACCGTGGAGTCAATCGTCTGGGTCGCGTTCATGAACGACTCAATGCCGTGGAAACGAAGCTCGTTGCCAGTGGCATAACCGTCCTGAACCCACTCCTTGGCCAGATACTGCTCCATCGAAGTCAGAAGGCGGCTCGCCATCTTACCTGCGACGTTTACAAGCGCCTGGGCCGAGCGGTTCTCCAGCATCTCACGCTTGTAAATAGCGTCAGTAACCTGGGCACCCCGGTACTCAAGCTCCAGCTTCTTCCAGAGATTCTCTCTGGCGAAGTTGCGAGGAGTCTCTCCGTTGTTGCCGGACGGATTGTGATTTCGATACTGAATTTCCCAGTCGAAACCGCGCCCCGACATGTTGGTCCGGATCTGACCGGCACCTTCCAGGGCGGCAAAAAACTTATACTTCCGCAACGACGAAATCTCCTCCTCGCGGAGATGATTGACAATCGTCGTTGCAATACTACGAGCCCAATCAACACTGCTGCTCATCAGATGACTCCATCAGTTACGAGCTGGCCTTTCAGCCGGTCTTCAAAACTCATCCTCTGGCGCGGTGCCCGAGGCTCACTGGTTCCTGCACTCCGATTCGGGGTACGGGTTGCACGCTCCCGAAGGAACTGCATGTTCTGTTGTGCCACCGGGTCAGCCGGGGGTGCCGGTGGCGCGGGTGCCGGCTCGGCGTAACCCTGCGCCGGTGCGGCGGAGAGCTGCTGATAGCGCATGTTCAGCAGGTCGCGCTGGAGCATGGAAGTGGCGTACTTCCAGCGGGCCTCGGGGTTGGAAATCCCGATCTCGGAAGCCTGCTGGATATACGCCTGGATGGCCTGGCCTTCCCGACTCACGTTTCCGGCCTGGTCGTACAACCAGTCGGAGTTCTGCTGTTCCAGAGACTGAACGTAGTTCTTCGCCGTGTACTGCCCGAGCTGGGCCTGAACAAGCTCTTCGGCCTTCTGCCGAGCCACATCCTCAATGAAGGGCTTCAGCGTGTTCTCAGGGTCGGTGACGAACTTTCGGGCGAAGTCGGCGGTGTACGCCTGATACTTCTGGAGGGCGACCTTCGCCTCGTACGGAGCATCGGGAGCGATGATCTCCTTGCCGGTGGACGGGTCGCGGATGATCCAGGACTTGTAGGAATCATCGACCGAGGGCGGGTTCCACCACTTCGGCTTCTCGGCCGGCTTCGGAGCCTGGGCCTGAACTTGGGCGGCCTTCCACTGCTCGTACGCCTGCTTGTTCTGGAGGTATTCCGTGGCGTGCGGAATGATGTTCTGGTACTGCTGGAGCTGCCGCTGGGCTTCGCCAAACCCGCTGTATGCCTGATACAGGTTGCGGGCGATGGCCAGATCGTCCTGGCCCTGGAAGTCCGGAAGCGACTTGAAGGCTTCGTAGGGGGTGGTGAACCCACCGTGATCCGCACTGCGCGGAGCGTCCGACACCGGGGCTTCGGGAGCCTCCGATACTGGCGCGTCGTTCAGGAGTTCTTCGTCAGCCATGGTCGTCCTAGATCGGGGGTTGGGGGGATCTAGAAGACCAATGCACCGCGGGGTGCGATTTTGTTACGGGCTATCGCCACCAAGCGCGCGCAGGATGCGTATGGAGTCTTCCGCGCCTGGGAACACAACGTAGTTGTTTGCTCTAAGGGCCGGAAAGTCGTCGTCCAGCCATCGCATGCCAGGGATGCCGCTTGCCCGCAAGGCTTCCGAAGCCCGGCGGCCAGCCTCAAACCTCCCCATCGACGCGCCGCTTGATCCGACATTGTGGGCCCGGAGCAACGACTGGTAGGCGCCCTGTGGCGTGCCGCGCGCCGTTAAGATTTCCGCCACCGCATCAGCCTTCCATTTGTTCTCTGGGGCCGCAGAGACGGCCTCAAAAAACGGCTCGCGATACACATACTGATCCGCGAACGGAAGATAGGCGTCTGGAAGGCTCTGCGGGTCGATGCCGATTTCTACTTCCAACTGGTCGCCGTAGTGACGCGACACTTTTGGGTTGTCGGTGAAATAGTACCCGTGCCCCTGGGCAGTGCCGCTGGTGCTGCCGATGCGCAGCGGATCAAAGCCGCGGGCCAGGATGTCTTCGCGGCGTGGACTGCCATGGTAAGCCCGAATGTACTTCGACGCTTCCGCCTGCCCGGCTATCGCCCGCAACACATTGTCAACACTGCTTGGACTCGCCATGCAGGACTATTGCCCTGCTAGCGTTGCTCCATCGCCGCGCCAGCCGCTATCGGAGCCATCAGCCCAAACTTGCGCAAGATGCGGATGGAGTCTTCGGTGCCAGGGAACATGACGTAGTTGCTGGTCCCCTGGCCTGCCGCGCGGGAGTTGCCGTCCAGGTAGCGGATGCCCGGGATTCCATGCTCTTTCAGCAGGGCCTCAGATGCATTCTTCGGCCCGCCATGCCACAACTTCATCCAGTCGTACAGGTGGTATCCCGTGGCATCGGAGTCCATGGCATTTGCGTAGTCCGGAATCCGCTGCGTCACAACGGGCTGACTGCGCAGTGGTGCGTCCCAGTCCAGCAGCGCCCCCCCTGGCACACCTAGCTCCACTTCGTACATGCGTCCAGGGTTCTGCGCAGCGGCGCGGTATTGGTGCTGGAGCGCCATCATCAGATCCTGTTTTTGGTCTAGTTGTTTTTGCACGGCATCCCACTCGCCGCCAACAACCTTGCCTCGCTGTCGCGAAAGCTGGCCAATCTCGGAAATCACTTGCATAAGCTGGGCATCCAGCTCATCCGGGACCGGAAGGGACACCATATCTTTTAGGCTATCTCTGTACGACCGGGCGACATTTTCATCCCCCGCGAAGTACATCCCATGCCCGTACGCCTGGGCACCCTCGCCAGTCCCGATCTTCGATGCATCGAAGCGGTCGAAACCGTACGGGCTGCCGTGATACGCCCTGATGTACTTGGGCTGCTCGGCCTGGCCGGCAATGACACGGAGTACGTCGTCAACTGTTCCCGGCCCAGCCATTACCGCAGCCTCCCGATCAGTTCGTCCTGTCTGGCCTGATCTTCCAACTGCTTGGCGCGGAGTTGCGCCGCCAGACCGATGGCGGTCATCGCCTGACCGGGTGCGAACTCAATGCCAACCTGCTTGGCGATGGGAAGCAGTCGCCCAGTCTTGCTGGCTGCTGCGATGCCAGGAGCATCAAAGACGGGATTGAACAGGTCGTCGGTCGCCATGCCCAGGAAGTAGGCTGGGGTTTCCGGGACGCCCTGGCCCATGAAGTAGTTCTTGCCCTCCTGGAGTTTGACGCTTTGCGCCTCTCGGGAGAGGTTGTCGTACTGCATAGCATCGTAGGGGGTGACTCCATATGGGGTCTTCTGGTGCCCCATCATGCCCCAGTGGGTTTGGTCATCCAGTTCCTTGCGGGTGTCCTTCATGTCCGACCACGCGGAATGCCCCTTCTCAACTGGCGGCGCGTAGCCAACCGCTTCGGCAATCGCCTGTCCCGGGGCCGTGAAGGTGTTGACCGCGTACGACAGGTTCTTTTCGGCGTCGGGGAACTGCTTGCCGGGGATTCCGCCAAGTGCCTTGCTTGTCACGTAATCGGCCGCATTGCCGACGTTCTCGCCTATCGCATACAGCGTGGAGGGGAGTGACTGGCCCCATGTCAGGGCGGTGTTGACGGGAGAGCCCTCCCCAAGAACCCCGGTGTATTCCGTGGAGCTATTGAGACGATCCCGATAGCCGTCCTTGTTCACGGCGTAAGCGTACATGTCCAGCGCCAGCGCCTCGGGCAACTGCCGCCAAGACTCCGGCCACATGCCATTCACAGGCTGGCCATGATCAGCCAGCATTTTTTCCATGAGGTGAGCCTGCTGCTGCCCGGCACGCCTTGCCTGCTCCATCTTGGGGCGCTGAAAGGGATTCCCGCCGATTCGCCCCTGCATTTCCCGCATGAGTTCGCGGGTGTCCATGGAATCCAGGTCTTTGTATTCCAGGGAGTCGGCTTCGGCTATGGCCTCTTCTGTCCGGCGGCGATCTTTTTCAGCCACTACCAGCTCCAGTTACAGGTGTGTTGCGCCACGGCGCGGCAGGATTCCACAAACGCTGCCAGCGGCATGTCCCCGCGCATAAAGTTCACTGCCTTATGCACCCAATGCACGTTATCGGGCGTATAGCCCTTGCTGTTGTCGATTCGGTCTAGCGAGGCCGTAATGTCGTTGAAAGGGCCATTGGTGGTGAGCGGAAGCCCGGTCAATGCGCAGCGTCCGTTCTGCTGCTCAAAAACATCTACGGCCTCGTCCACACTCAAACCCCACTCTTTGTTTCGCATGCCCGCGTGGTACTCATACTTGCGAAACCATGACATGCGAAATCCACGGTAGATTTCCTTTGCTCGTCGGGTGGAGCATTTCTTGCACGGCTTTCCGGCGTGCGCCAGCGCATGGTCCTTGCGTTTAATTGGTCGCCAGCGGGCACAAACCGGGCACTGGACCGCAAACGCCTGGATGACGCGACCGCTCTTTGTTTTTGCCTCCCCGGCCCTTTCCACCGACTCCGGGAGCGGGCGGCTCACGCGGCGCCCCTTGCGAGTTGCTTCTCCCCTTACGTACACGCCAATAGCAGCGGGAGCAGGCTCCAAGACCAATTGCAACTCCAGAACCCGGGCTTCAGCTTGTCAGTCTTCTCGTCGCAGTTGTGCCTGGCTTTAAAGTTTTCTCGCCGCCCTTCATCGCCGTGGCCCCGAGAGGAGGAGCCTTCCTTGTAGTGGCCCATGCTCGCATCGCCAAAGCGGACCAGACGCTCTTCGTCCCCGACCTTGGCGCGGACGACGAACTTCTTGCCGCCCTGCGTGTCCCTGACCGGACGGTTGGGGACCAGCTTGCGGACCTTATCCCCGTCCCTGTCCACTCAGCTTCCTCCACTGCTTCTTGTCGGGGTAGTCCTTGTCGCCGGGCTTGGCGGGAGCTTCTCCCCGTTCACGCTTGGCGCGGATGTTATCCCACAACCCGTGGCGCAACTGACGTACCTTGTCGCCTTCTTTATCCATTCTGGTTGCTGTAGGTCTGGTTGCCCTGCGCCGGGAGCGGAGGTGGGTCGAACTGATATCCCGAGCTGCGGGCCTGGGAGGCGCTGAGCTGATCCAAGAGCTTGCGGATCAACGCGCCTTGGGGATCGTCGGCGGATGCATCCTCCGCGAGCTGGTTATGCACCTGTTGCGTGCGGGAAAACTCCCCCGGGCCCATGTACATCATGCCGGGACCGGAATACACCGGACGGCCAGCGGCATCGAAGCCGGCGCCAGAGCGGGCGTTAAAGTTGTTGAGACGATCACTAGGGCGATCCATTAGCTTCTCCCAGGTCGCCAGCCGGATTGGCGGGCTAGTTTGACTCGTTGCAATAAGGCATCCAGTTCTGCGCCTTGCCCTTGGGCCATCATGGAGGCACCAGCGGCGACCGGCCGCCCAAAGCGGCGCTCGTATGCCTGGCGGGCGCGCTCCATGCGAAGTTGCCGCAAGGCGTCTTCCGCATGGAGCATCCCCGGGGCCGGGAGATCGGTGATTTGCATCTGGCCGATGCGTTGCGTGACCGACTGGCCTTGGGGGATGCGCAGGGGTGGCGAAATGCGCTGCGGCATGGGTGGCCGCTGCGGCACGGCAGGCCAGCTCCTCACATCGGCATCAACTTCTTCCGGCGTCATGCTCACTCCCATACCTAACCATTGCCCTTCTTCCTCGCCCGGCGTATCGCCAGGCGGATCAATGTCTTCCCTGCCAAGGAGAGGTAAGGCAACTTCCGTTTCTTCGCCTCCTCTGCCAGCCAGCCGTCGATCTCGTCAATGTGTTCCTCGCACCAGTCGCAGCCTTGCTTATCCATGACCTGGGCTCGCTTGTTACAAGAGCAGTTTGGCTTGGCGACTATGCCGATGGTTTTCAGGAGGGCCTTGAGTTCTGTTCCTGGCGTTTCCTTGGGCGCGCTGGGGCGGCAAATGCCTCGCAGCCTCCCTTTGGGAGCATGGGCGGTACGACCGCACCTTGGGCAGTGCGCCACACCGTCCCGGTACACAAACTTACATTCCTTGGACATCGATAGTAGCGGCAGAGCCGTCCCCTGACCCGGCCCAAGAAGTTACGGTGCCGGAAAAGTCAGAGCAGGGATAGATTCCTTGGCTGCAAGTGGTGGATGTCGGTGTTTCAGCACCACCCTGTAGCGTCATGGCGGCGACTTGAGCGAACGGCGACTTGCGGTAGACCGAAATACTTGCCGACCGCGTGGAGGACATGCCGGCGAAGACATCCACCAGAAAGTCGCCTAAATCAAATTGCTCCGACCCAGACGCGGCGCAGTTCAGGTCAATAACGTACGAGTCATTGATTGCCGCCTCTATCGCCGCATCGTCGGCCGGGACGCCCGTGTTCACATTGATGTAGCCGGCGCCCGTCACCGTGACCTGGGTCGGTGTGCCGCCGTCGCAGTCCGTCGTTGGTCCCACCACAGCATCCGCTGTCGGATCGCACTCCGTGACGCAGGTGTCGGCGTTGTACCCCCGCACGCACTGCGCAACGAGACAGCCAAAGAGCGTGATTGTTTCACAACACCCTGACTCGCAGTCGTAGTCGTCGCAGCTCGTATCCAGGCCCTGCCAGGTTCCGTCGCAGCCCTCCTCGGTGGTCTGGGAGCAGGTGCCGTCGTCGGCGCAACAGGCTCCCAGGTCGCACTCCGCCTGACAGACCCCATCACAGCAGTTGGGCTTGTCCTCTGGGCAGTAGCCAACCACCTCGCCGTCTACGCACTTCTGACACAGGGAGGGATCCGCAGGCGGGTCGCAGGGACACCCATCCTCGCCCACGCAGACAGTGTCCACGCCCTGGAACACACCGCCAGCGTCCAGGCAGTCCGCGCAAGTCTCCTCGGTGCAGACCCCATCCAGACAACAGGCGCCGGTCTTGCCGCAGCAGCTACAGCAGCTCATCCGAATCCCAGTCCAGCCAGTCGATTTCGTCGCTAGGAGACTCCATACCGACCATTGCGACACAGAGGCCCCTAGCAACGCACAGGACGGCGATTGAAGTCAGGCGACACGCAGGAGACGGGGAGGAGACAACGGGCGGGAGACGGGAAAATGGGGGGCAGAGACACGTGGGGGATGGAGGGGTGAAAAAATCCAGGAGTGGATATGACCTGTAATGCGTGACGCGATGGGGGGGCTCGGGGGGTGTGTCGCTTGTCCCTGGGCCGGATCGGAAACCCCTGCCACGCCTAGGCTTGCGCTTGCGTGAACCATGCCGTTCCCAACCTTACGATTTCGCAAGGCGGCCCGGCGGCCCAAAATCGGCCGGGCCGGATGTCGGCGTGCATCGGCCCCCCCGCCATCGTCAGCGCATGAAAAACCCCGGCCGGTTTCATCCCCGGCCGGGGCTTCCGCGTCAGTCTACCGGCCCGGTTTCAATGACCGGCCCGGGGATTCTCCGCCCGATACGCTGCGATGGCGGCCCGATACGCTTCGACGTCCGGGGCGTAGGCTACGGGTTCCCCCTTGCGCCGCCATCCCACCGGCCCGTCGTTCCCCTCCCGCCAACGGGCCGGAAGCGGGCCGGGATTGTGCCGCGGGGCCGTTGTCGGGATTGAATCGCGAACGATCCCCGGAGCGTACTTCTTCGCTCGCCCCCGGCCCCGCTTCATCCGCCAACGGATTTTCCCGCCGTCGCGGACCATCTTCCCGTCCGTCTCCCCGCGGCCCGATGGCCCACCGGGAAGAGCGACGGCCCGGCCGGGGATTTCATGGATGGCCGGGAAGACTTCCCCCCATGACATGCCCAACGATTCCGCTGCCGCTACTGCGGTCGCCGGATTGTCCCCGGCGGCCATGGCGGTCGTCGCCCGGTTGAATAGGGCGAAATCCCCGCTCCCCTTGCGCGGCTTGTCCCCAAACTGCCCCGTGTCGATGGATCGCCACCGGGCGCGATCCATCCACCGGCCCGCGGAAAGTAGCGCAGCGGTCGCGGCGTCCGCATCACACCCGGCCGCGGCGTAGTCCCGATGGATGAAGAAATCCATACCATGCATTGTGGCATCATCCAGCACCGCGGCCCGGATTTCCCGCGGCAATCCTGCCCCCACCCCGGCCCGGGAAGCACGGGAGCGGAAGAATGCTTGAACATCCCGAAACCGCCCGGGGCATGTCAGATATGCGAGCGGATCAAATACGGTCCCGGGGACCGGTTCCGCGAGAACACGGCCGAAAAGCCTATGCTCAACCCCCGCCATCCTTTCCCGTACTTTCGCAGCCCGTGCGGCTTTCCGTGCGGCTTTCTCTTCGTTGGTCATTTTCATGATTCAATCCCTCACTAGGTTTCCCCGGGGAACAATCCCCGGCGGTCTGCTAATACTATCGGATCCCGGGGCCGGTTTCAATAAGTAGGTTTTCCGCGGGTTTTTGTAATATTCCAAAATAATCGGCGGCCCGATGGTACGCTCGCAGTATATAGGGCGTTCCGGTTTCAATCCGCGGTTTCAATCCGCGGAATGATTCCGCCCGCGGGGGTTTTCCCGCGGTTTTCCGCGGTTTCAATCAATCCGCGGATTGACTGCCCTAGGCTATATACCCGGCCGTTTCCCCGGAAAATCCCGCGATTTTCCATGGTACGCTCGCAGTATATATACCGTCGCGGCAATCGTCCGCGGTTTCAATCCGCGTCCGGGATGGTACTATATGGTACTATCCGCATGCGGGCAGCAAAGGGGGTTCCATGGAAGATTACATGACGCTCTCCCAGCGGGCGAAGTATCGCAACGACTGGGAGGATGCTTGGCAGTTCATCCTCTGCGAAGTGGATGCCATCCGCATGCTCAATGCGATGGCCTAGGCCGAAACCGGGTTCGCCCGGTCTACCCGTGATGCGGGTACTGATGAGGCCAAACTCTCTGGAGGTTCCATGTCAAAAGTGGATCACTCCCTGGTAGTGATGGCAGCTCTTGCCGATCCATTACGGAAGCTCCGTGAGGGAGGGACTGTTGCGGTCCCCTCTGATGAGTTAGCCGTGCGGGCGGTGCGGGGTTGTCTGAATACCAGGACGGGCGGCTGGCGGGCTTCTAAGCCTGCCGATGAGGCCGCCGGGTTGTTGTGGACGCTGGTCAAGTTCCATCGGTCTGGGGGCAGTCTTTACGGCTGGCCCTGGTTCGCGGATGAGGCCATGCGTGACCAGTTAGACACGCTGGCAGTTGTACTGCTAGGCGGGTCGCGTGCCGCCAGCGAATGGCAGCGCGTCCTAGGTTGACGGGATCCGATCCCGGGCAGTGACAGCCCCTCCGGGGGTTATTCCGTGTCGCTGTCCGGGTTCGGTTGCCGGTGTCCGAATAGCCCCCTCTGGGCAAAACGCATTCGACGGGGTGCGTAGTCAACGCGGGGAGGACCGCCACGCAAGTGGCCTGCGATCCAACCGTTCGCTCAGAGGGTGCTATTCGGCTACCGCCCGGTAGTCGGTTCTTTTCACGGAGGTGCGTATGCGTCTGGCATATGCACCGGCCAACGCCAAGCTCCGCCGTCTCGCGGAGCGCTTGTGCATCAAGGTCTACTCCTTTGACATGCTGTCAGGAGTGACCTGCCCCGCAGCCAAGGACTGCAAGTCTTGGGCTGAGGAGTATGGACGCGGCAAGCGCAGGATCAGAGACGGCAAGCACACGTTGTTCCGGTGCTTTTCGGCCTCGCAAGAGGCTCAGTACACGGATGTGTACAAGTTCCGTAAGGCCAACATGGATGCGGCCCTGTCGCTTGCGGCAGAGTCACCCATGAAATGTGCCTCGGCCCTGGTTGAGGCTCTGCCTGACCGGGCAGCGGTGATTCGCATCCATGTGGCTGGGGATTTCAAGATCCTCAACTACTTCGATGCCTGGCTGGAAGTGTGTGAGCGTAGGCCCGACATGCGGTTTTACGCCTACACCAAGATGCTTTCCTTCTGGCAGAAGCGGCGGGACATCCTGCCTGCGAATCTGGCCCTGACTGCCAGCAGGGGTGGTCGATTCGACCATCTGATCGACAGTGAGGGGTTCCGGGAGTCGGTAGTGGTCTATAGCGAGGCCAAGGCCAAACGGCTGCGGCTGGCTATCGACCATGACGACCACCATGCGTATTCGCTCACGGGTGGGTCGTTTGCCCTGCTGATCCATGGGACGCAACCCAAGGGCAGTGAGGCAGGCAAGGCTGTTCGGGCCTTGCGTGGGGTGGGTTCCTACAACCGGAAAGTGCTGGTGTGACATGCGACGAATCGTAGATGCTTACTACTCCAACGACCTGAAGTGTTGGGTTCGTCTGGAGCGTGAGGCGGATGGCGAGTGGTGCCATACGTCTGGATTTTCGTCCCGAGAAGCGGCCATGCGTGGCCAGGAGGTGTGACATGCCGATGAGCCTGACAAGCCGCCTTGTGCATGCGGCTGACGATCTGCGTGAGCTGCGGGTGGACCTGCACAACCTTGCTATTCGGCTGCTGGAAGACGATGCGGGCCTATCCGCAGAGTCGTACTGGCTGCTGGATCAGGTGTTTCGACGGGTAGGTGGGCTTGCAACCCTCACTGCCCGCAAGCGTGGCGACGGGCGGTTTTATCTCTCCCCTATGGCAAAGGTGACACATGCCGGAGCTGACTGACCTGGAGCAGGGCCGGTGCTTTGTCCTGCTTAGTGATTGTGAGACATGGGACACGGTGTTGGACTGCGTGGTGCGGTTCTCCACCGCAGAGCAAGACGCAGAGCATGAATGGGGTGACCGGATCGAAGGATACCGGGATATCTCCATCGAAGAACTGGTGCGGCATTACCTTGCAACCAAGGGGTGAACCATGCGGTTTCTGGTGGAGATTGAGTGCGACAACGCAGCGTTTGAGGATGACCCCTCCTGCGAGGTGGCTCGCCTGCTGCGGCTGATCGCACGGGGCGTGGAGAAGGACGGCAGCCAGGAGGGCAGGCTCCGTGATTCCAATGGCAACTCTTGTGGCTCTTACAAGTATGAGGAGTGACCATGGCCTACAACGGCTGGACGAACTACGAAACGTGGAACATCAACCTCTGGATCGACAACGACCAGGGCGATCAGGATTTCTGGCGGGAGCGGGCCGCGGAGTGCATCGCCAATACGGACAGCGACGGGGACGCTATTGCCGCCCTGTCGAACGAACTGGAGGCGGCCTTCGATGACCTATACGAGGAGCAGAAGCCTGCCAGCGGCCCCCTTGCCGACCTGCTTCGGGCTGCGTTGTCCGAAGTGAACTGGCATGAGATTGCCAAGCAGCACGTTGAAGCCGTGAAGGAGGACGAACATGCGTGACGTTATGTACCTGGGCTCTGCCCCATACGGGGAGGACTGTGCATCTGTCGGCCGGGAAGGCTACATGCGACAGGCTCGGGCTGAATGCCGTGCCTATGTCGGGCAGTTGAAGCGGCTGTTCGGTGCGCCGCCCGAGGGGTGTGATCTGGTGATCCGATCCAACCCCCATGATTTCGGATCGTACCTGTCTGTGGAGGCCCATTTCGGTGATGAGGCCGGGCATGAGTATGCCCTCAGATGTGAGAACAATCAGCCGGAACTGTGGGATGCGGAAGCCCGCGGCGAGCTGGGATTGGAGGTTTCCCAATGAGTTACCGACCGATGGTCTATGTGCAGGGTGAATGGGCTGGGAATGGGGTGCGGTTTGCTACCCCGGAGGAGGCCGAGGCGTCTGCCCGTAACCTCATGGCCCGGTGGTTTCTGGTGGACGACATCCGGGTGGATGAGTCCGACGATGAGGTGAACTATGCCTGGGACAACGGGCTGAAGGAGGTGGTCAATGCCTGAACGACACACCATCACGCTGGAACTGACCGACACCCAGGTTCGGGCGCTCCGGCAGGCGGCGTACGACTACGCCGATGGCCGGTATGCCGCCAGGATGGAGCGGCTTGCCACGGTCAGCCCGACGATTCAATCCGACCTGCATCCCAGCCCGATGGAGTCGGCGGCGTGGGATTTGCGGCGGCGAGTGGACACGGCAACCGACCCCGTGATGGCGGAGGTTTCCCATGTGCCCTCAATGTGACTGCTGCGAGGTGGCCTGGGCTGCCCCGCTTGGTTCTCTGTGGCATGCCTGCTGTAGGGCATGTGGATGGGTGTATACTATCGACTCCAAGGATGTGAGCAATGAAGACGATTGTGCATGTGAATCAGCACATCATTAAGCGGAACAGCAAGACCGGGCAACGCGAGCCCGTGCTGACAGTGAAGACCTACAAGGACAACACCTACGCCACGCGGGTGCGGATCGATGGCCCATGCGTGGTGGTGTATAGCCCAGACAAACCGCTGTCATGCGGTGCGAAAGTGTGGATCGAAACCGAGAGTCCCGTGGAGGCAACATGACCAAGACGATCAGCATTCTGGATAGTATCAACGCCGATGCCGTGGCATTCCGGCAATCCCGGGCCAAGTACGACAAGGCGTTTCGCATGCTGAAGATAACGACGCCCGAGCTTCAGGCGGCAGACTTCTGGCCCATGGCCGATGCCTTCCGGCTCACCATCCTGCGGACAATGAACTACCGTGCGGAGGGTGTGTCCGAGGCTGCGGCCGATGAGTTCATGCGACAGGCTTCTATCGGTCAGTCCCCGTGGGATCTGGCGGCAGCGGTCCACTTCGCCCTGTCGTACGACACCTACAAGCGTCACGCCTATGCCGGTGGCGACAAGTGTCGGTTCAGTTTCGACCGTGGCGACGATGGGTACGGTGACCTGATGGATTCTGTTGTGCTACTGGGCCGGGAGTTCAATGAGCGGTTGCATGTCGGTCGGTTCTACGACCTCAAAGATTTCAACGCCGCGGTAACGGAGCAGTGTGCCATCCTCAGCGCGAGCGAAGCCGTGGCCAGCAGGCTCCGCAAGTTCATCCTGCAAGGGGAGAACTACTGCGGCATGATGCTGTGCGATGCGGCTCAGAAGTGGATTGCGTTAGAGGCACCGCGTGGAACTAAGGAGGATGACGAATGACATCAGGTGACCTCGCCAAGATGGCCCGAGCCGCCGCCGTCATTGAGTCGGTGCTGGGCCGGGACTTTGTCTGCTACACCCGGTCAGAGTTCGATGGAGAGTATGGCAAGGGTGCCTTGCTCATCCTGCAACACTACCGGGGTGATCCGCTCTGGCCGTATGTGAACTACGACGGCGGGCAATATGAGAAGATCGAACAGCTAGCCGATGCGTTGTCGGCTGCTGGGTTCTGGGTGGAGGACTGCACGGGGTGGTACTCCGCTGTGTATGAGAAGGAGGTGGCGAATGAAACATCAGTATGTTGACGCAACTACCAACCGCTACCGCGAGTGGCTGGCACAACGAGCGAAAGATAACTACGCGGAATTGCCAAGGCTGGACGAGATTGAGCGGTGGCTTGGCGAGGATGAGGAGTATCGCGATCCCCTGCGTGCGTTGTCGCAGTTGTGCGTTGGGCTACGCGAGGCGGAGCGGCCGGGCATGATTCAATGGATCGCCAGCGAACTGATCCGCGAGCTGGAATGCGAGCGTGCGTTTGGCCGCAAGGCCGAGGCTTTCTTTTCCGCCATGATCAGTCGATGCGGGGTCGAAGACTTTGACGTTGTCATGTTCGACAAGTCGCACCGAAAGTGCGGCACGTTGCATGACCATCACACCCAAGAGACAGCCAATGCCCAAGATTGAACTCTGGAACAGCGAAGCCCACGCCATCGACATGGCCTGCATGAACCTCATGGAAACCGTGCGGCGTGGACGCAAGAAGCAGGAGGCATACGTGCAGGAAGGCGATCCAGACGGTGCTGCATTCTTGGAGGACGGCATCGCCGGTCTGGACCAGGCACGCATCGTACTGCGCCGCTTGCTGGAGCGGGCTGGGTGGACAGCGGAGATGATCGGACGCGCCTATAAGGAGACTGCCAATGCCAGCGATTGATTGGCCTGCCGAGCAGGGCGAAGCGGTGCGGCAATTGATCTTTGACCGCATCGAATACTTAACCGAGAGCGAGGTGCGGGCGGTTCGCCGGAATGACACGGCCGATCTGCGATTCATTCGCCAGATGTTAGGGGACATGCGTGACATCCTACGGAAACTGGAGGCTGCATATGCCAACGATTGAACTGACCGACGAGCAGTACAGAACCGTTGTTGCGGCCCTTGCGCAGACGGACTACGCCTGCCATGCCGGCGACATGGAGTGCCTGGCTGCTGCGGCCAAAAACGCAGCGTTGGCCCTGAAGTACTTCGGCCAGAAGACTGCCGCCGAGGAGGACGATGATGAAGACGATTGAACTGACCGACGAGCAGGCCGATGAGTTGCGGACTGCCCTGTTGTGTGAGTGCGACCGGCTAGCCGATGACATAAAGGCAGCGGAGAGGATGGGCGGAGCCGACGATGCCGACGCCATCCAGCATCGCCATGAGAAGTCTGTCCTGTCCGACATCCTTCACCTACTGGAGATTGCGTGATGCCATACCTAGACAGTGAGTACCCCAGCATCCTGCGGGGGCGAGACAAGCGTGAGAGCCAGCGGCTGATGGCGGCTGGGCCTGATTTGTTGGCGGCCCTGGACTCTATCCGCTCCAACCTCATGGAACTAGACGATGACGGGGGCGGCAGGCCGGGCTGCGGCTGGCGTGAGATGGACGCCACCCACGTTGACGAACTGATATCGAACAGCCTTCGACTGGCCATAGATGTCATCGCCACAGCAGAAGGGAGGGAGTGATGAGTGACATGACCGTGATCGACCGTGGCAACCACTGCGAAATCCACCAGGGGGATGCCATCGCTGCGGACTATGTGGCCAGCAAGCGGCTTGCCACGCTGTTTGCCGCAGCACCTGAGTTGCTGTACCAACTGAAGCATGCCATCCGCCTGCTCGTTGAAGCTGGGTATCCGGAGACGTACGAGCGGTGGCAAGAGTTCGACATGGCCGTGAACATGGCAGAAGGGAGGGAGTGATGAGTCATACACCTGGACCGTGGGAGGCACGGCCAAACGATGGGCAGATCATCCTCAACGGATCGAACTGCTACAACATCCAAGAGATATTCAACGATGCCGGTGGCTTCAACCCCGCTGACATCCGCCTCATGGGTGCAGCACCGGAGATGCTGGCAGTGTGCAAGCGACTTGCCAGCGACCTGGACATGGTTCTGTGGAAGGACGGCTGCGGCTACACGCTCTGCGGCTCCCCTGCGGCGATAAAGAACTCCCTGCTTGATGTGATTGCCAAAGCAGAAGGGAGGGAGTGATGGATCACAGTTCATACAAGTACAACGCCATGGCTTTCTGGCTGGATCACATAGACGACGACCCGCCCGGCGCAACAGAGGAAGAGCTGAGCGTGATGGCAGATGAGCTGGACGCTACTGCCCAGGATGTTGCTGGCTATTGGCTTGAGCGCGGCGAGGCTCCTTGGCTGTGCTGCGCTGATGCTCTTCCGCGGCTTGACATGCTGACATCTGCCTGCGAGATGCTGCTTGTCTACTGGAAGAACGGCACAGCCGTGGACGGCGGAAGCGAGGTAGCAGACAGGATCCGCGCTGCGTTGGAGTACGGGAGAACAAGGGATTCATCAAAGGAGTAGGTCATGGATGACCGCACGCTGGAGGTTGTGTTGCTGGTGGTGAGGCTGATCCTGACACTGATAGGAGGTGACACCTGAAACCAAGGCTGACAGAGAAGGTGCGACACGGACTGTGGTTGATCGTTGCCCGCTCAGCCACCGTCATGGAGGCGGAGGCGGGCGGGCTGGACAAGGAGGAGCGGGAGGCGGTGCTGGCAGCCAGCCGGTACGCCGACGCTCACTGGAAGGAGGTGCAGGATGACCCTAGTGATCGGTGAGTACGCCATGCCAGACCCGGACCGGGTTGGCTATGCCGAGTACCGCGCCATCCATCAGGTGCTGGCAGACAAGGTAGCCAAGGCCAAACCAGATCGGGCCATGGCCGTGGCACTGGAATCGCTGGACGAGTTCCAGGCCTGGACAGAGAGCGTCAAGGAAAAGCTGGAGTACATCCACCGAGTTCTGTAGCGGCTAGTTTATCGACGGGGTACTGTACGCAAGTACGGTACTGATGCCCATTGCCCGGGCGGCAGCGTGCCGTCCGGGTTTTCTTTTGCCCTGAGGAGGTTTCTGTGACTGGTCTGATTGTTCATGCCGGCGGTGCGGTGGTTGATCGCAACCAGATTGACGACGCCCCCACTCCCACTGGCACCCACACCTGGACCCCGGTTCCCCACGGTGACGTTGTCCGGATGGTGGAGCAGTCCATCGTCACGTCTGGCCTGGAGATTACCGACTCCAACTT